GAGAGTATTCAAATTCATTACAAAGAGGGTTTATTATTATGAACTGAAGGTCAATGTACCTGCGCCATTAGAAATAACTTCCTCTGTACCACCTGCTGAGGTGATTTTAACGCGATAGTTGTAACCGTCAAGTGTATCACCAGCAAGTCCACTGTAAGCAAGAGTTGCTGTAGTGAAGTCAGCGTATGTAATACCTGTGTCAAGAGATGCAGTGATCTTAGTCCATCTAGTAGATCCAGTTTTCTGTCTCTGCCAGGTGTAGACCAATGCTCCTGGGGTACCAGTTGTGCTTGTAGTAACTGCGAATGTTCCTGCACCTGAAGATGAGGAAGAGTTAGCGGGTTGACCTGTGATAGTCACAGCAGAAGCAACGTCTGCTACCACTGTATCATCAGCGTCGTCACCAGCAGCGGCAGCAGTCGCGTGAACGAATGCAAGACACTCTGCCTTGTGACGTGTGTCACCTGCTGCAGTTGTGTATGTGTTATACAACCACCAACCAGGACCTGAGATACCACGAGACTTGTTCTCTGCTAGTACCATCTCTGTAGTGTCAACAAACACTAGGTCATATGCCACGGTGTCTCCACCTTTGATGACATACTCGGCGACTGCTTTAGGAGGTGTTCTCCTTACAGCACCTGCCAAACCTGAGTTTGTGCTACCTGCATATACTTTATGCAATTCAACTGCAGTTGTGCTTGTAACCTGTTTAACGATGTAAGCAACACTTGCCAATTCCAGAACATCGCCGACAACAACGGTGTCGGCGGCATTCTTAGTAACTGTTGCGTCACCGTTTGTGACCGCGACATTATTGGAAAACGTTGCTGCGTCGATTTTTCCGAAAACGGACATCTTAATTTACTCCGAATGTTTCCTATATTTTATTTATACAAACACGAAAGGGACCCGTAGGTCCCTAGTGTCTGAGAGACTAACCCTCTGTAGGGAATAGCGCTTTCTCAAGTGCCTCAACTAGTTGATCATCAACTTTATTGTCGGTTCTTGATACTGCTTTCTTTGCTAATGAGATGATCAATTTCTTAATCAAGTCATCAATATTATCTGGAATTTTATCAACTGCTGCGTCGATAATTTTAATTGCGAAAGGTAGAAGGAATTTTGTCATAATTAATAGAGAGAAACCTACTCTATATATGTGCCATCAGGACCCTAGTCCGCGACCCTTGTCATAGTTATCTTTTCCACCATAACGTGCCACAGTATTAGTATAATCTTTAGTGGTTTTGAACCCACGTTTCTTAGCATCAGAGGCAGTCTCTTTCTTTTTGTCTGCCATTGCTTTGTACTTACCAGTACCAGCATCAGACTTAACACCTTTTGCTTGCTTCTGCTGACCTGTAGGTTTACCGTGCATCTTACGGATCATCTGCTTGACGTTAGATACAGCAGACTTACCCGACCCACCTTTTTGAGTGGGGGTTCCTGCAGCAGGAGTATTGAGACCAGTACGACCAGGGACACGTCCAGTGGACTTGCCAGTTTCTTTCTCGTAACGATTCAATTCACTGATGAAATCTTTAAAGCGTTGCATTAGTGTTTATGCGATTCAACAATAACCAAATCTAGGTCAGTGACAGGAACGTTACTATACATTTGCTCTGCCTCATCTACGATGTCGTAGTGGGTAACAGCGTGAGTATGTCCATACTCGTCAGGTTCTGCCATCTCTGCCAAGGTATGTGCCTCAGGAATTGTATAGCATAGACCATATTCAGCGTGCTCAACATACTTAGCACAGATATGGGTTTTCTTTCCCATTGCTTTACTAACAGTCTTCCTACGATTCAACAGATACTTATCTGATTTATCGTGGTCACCATCGTTGTCAATATCCTTGTCTTCTTTTCCGACAGGATCGAGTTTCTTTTTAGATGCTTCTTTCAGGTCAGCGAGTTCTGCCTGAAGAAGGGCGCGGATTGACTCTTTCATCAGTAATTCCTTCTGGGGGTTGATAATAATTTTTGATTTTTTACCCATTGCTACTTTCCGAAGTTAGGGAAGTTCTTCTTGAATAATTCAGATGCTTCCTTGTGCTTACCTTTGTTGGTAAGATCCTTAGTTTGTTTAAGGACTGCTCTCTTCTTGAGTTGTTCGGGTGTTGGTTCTTCCATAATCTGTTTGTTGTAAGCAAGTCTGTCTCTCCAAGACGCAGCATCAGGAATACGTGCCTGTGCGTTGTCGTGATCGACAGTTTCTTGTTGCATTTGCATAAGGCGACGTACCTTATCTGTTCTTGATTCGTCCATAGTAGACTCTTCTCCTAGTTTTCTTGCGAGTTTATCAGACCCTTTAGAGATTGCTCTTGAGGTTTTACCAATAACTTTTTTACCAAGATTACCTGCCGCTTTACCAGTTGCTTTAGCAGCGCCTACGCCAGCGCCGACTGCTTTCTTAAGACCTCTGCCGACTGCACCTGCAGCACGACTGAGAAGAGATCTCTTTTTGGTACCAGTCTCTGCTGAACCACCTGTTGAGGTAGGTGCAGATCCTGAAGAGGATGGAGAAGATGATCCAGAAGATGATCCACCTGAGGATCCAGATGAACTTCCAGATGATGAACTAGAAGCAGAACTTCCTTTGAGACCACGCTCTCTGCCTTTCTGAAATTCAGATTTAGCAGAGGACGCTGCACGTTGTGCTACACCAGTAGCATAACCTGCTCCTCTTACTGCTCCTTTTGCTGCTCCCTTAGCACCTGCTTTAGCAGCAGATCCTGCCTTAGCAAGTCCTTTCTTTACGATAGAACCTGCCTTGGAAGCAGCATTTTTCATACGCTCTACACGCTTGCCTCTAGAGATACGCTTTGCACTATCTTTAGATGCTTTTACAGCAGAGTCGTAATAATCTTCGGTGAGCAATTCGAATCCGTCCAAGATGTCGAGTGCTTCTGTTAGATTCTGTTCTGTATCGAAATCTAACAGTGCCTCTACAACAACATCTTGTAGGTCCTGCTCTGTAAGGATGTCAAACTCGTCACCGAGTTCATCTACAACATCCCATACCCATTCCTCGTTAGCGGGTACACAGTTAGGAACGTCTTTACCGTTCTTCTTCTTGGTACCTTTAGCAACGTAACCGTCCCAACACGTACTAGCGCCGACGTTTTTACGTGCTTGCTTAAGTCCTTCCCCAACCACAGTTTTAGGAGTCGCACCTTTTGCTTTGATAGATCTTTGATTCTCACACTGAGGATCAACGGTGGACTGCTTTTCTTTGGGGGTGTCGATCTTACTTGATGCAGCACTTGGTTTGTTGTTAAGTGTTGCTGCATTAGCAGACTCCTTGAACTTCACAGGCATTGATACTGTACCTTTGCCTGGAACATACTTAGTAGTTCTTGGATTCTTAGGATCGTCAGACTTAAAATCTTTGTGAATTTTATCATAATCTTTTTTAGACATCTCTAACGCTTCGTTTTTACTCTTAGCATTAGAATGATGTGATGGATCACCAAACGCAGGGTTGTTTCTGTACTCTGGTTTCTGTTTCTTTTGTGCTGCTTCTAATTTCTTTGCTTTTTTATCAAGGAAATCTTTCATAGCACCACCTGCCTTACCAGATCCTTTGGTAATACCATATGCACTACCTTCTTCTACTGAAGATGGAGTTCCATCTGCTTCAATTTCGTGCTCAATCACTTTACCGTCAGCATCCTTCTCGTGATGCTCAACGTTTAGGGTCTTAGGATAATCCTTGTCACCCTTCTTAGCAGGTGCTTCACCACGCTTGCGTTTAGCGTGAATATTTGACCAAAGACCTGCCTTTCCTTCGATAATAACTTCAGCGATTGCCTTCTCAGTTGGTGTGACAAGACGCTTCTCTAGATAGGCATCACGTGCCTCTCCAGTGTAGTTATGCTCTGCGTATTCAACAACGTAAGTTACTGATTGTACGTCTGCTGGTGAATACTTCAGCAGTTTCGAAGTTAATTTTAAATCCATCTGTCGAAAATTTGCGTAATACTATTTAGTCTTTCTAAAATCACTGAACTTCTTGACTCCCTGCCCAGGTGTCATTGCCTGAACTGCTTGTCTGTATGTGTCAGTGCCTATCTTCCAGTCGTTTCCACTACCATCGTCTGCTGACTTGTGTAGTTCTTTGACTTCCATAATAGAAGACAACCAAACGTTGAATCGATAGTTTTGTGGAGTCTCAAAGATTACATAATTAGTTCCTTTCTTTACGATTGTTCCTCTTACACCTGTATCTAAGTGCTCCACTATAGAACCAACTGTAAAGATTTTTTCTTCGAAGAACGCTTCACGAAGATTTTCCTGATCCAACTTAGGAGCGATGTCCCAGAGTTCAGAAACCTCTTCTTCCTGTTCTTGTTCTTGAATACCCATACCTGCACGAACTTCCATCATTAGTTGTTCAGCAAGTTTCTTTGCATTGCTAGGTACACCCTGAGCAAAACCTTCGAGGTCTCCTGATGCTGCAAACGCTCGCATCTTAGAAGCACTCATACCTTCTACACCCTCTGCGTCAGGATCTCTTTCTCCTGCAGACATTACATTCAGTGTCTCGAATTCATATGCCTGACCGTTGTACTTCTCAAGCAATGCTTTGAATTCTGATACTCTATCAGAACCAACAACCATCGTTACTTCTGAGTAACCCTCTTGATTGAGGTTAGAAAGTACATTGAAGATGTTAGACATATCGCCATCATTAACGATAGCATCCGAATGATTCGGGAACATCTTTGACATAAAATCGATCTTAACATCAGGTTCCAATGGATTCTTTTTAGGATCCACAGTACGTGATGGATAGATTCTATAACTATCAGCACCTTGTTCAGCAACAGTGTTCAATAATTTCTCGTGACCAACAGTAGGAGGATTGAAACGTCCAAAGGTTAGAGCAATATGTCCAAGACCTTCTCCGCTTTCAATATGCTCATCTTCTGCTGCACCTTGACTTGCTCCACTCTGTGCTTGTTCTGCTTCTTTACCTGATACAGGTACAAGACGATTCCCTCCTTCAGACTTAGCAACAATGTTACCTTGCCTATCAGCATAGTAACCGTGCCCTGCGTGTTGGAGTCCTCTCTTAGCAGCAACTTCACCTGCAGCGGTGCGTGCCTCAGTTATAAACTGACTGAACTTCATTGATATGTTAGTGTTTTCCATTTCTATTTATCACCCCCAATTTTTTTCTACTGTGAAGTTCGCTCTAGAGAACTCCAAACGGTCTACAATTTTAAGTGCAGAACCTGATTTGATTGCTACAAAACCCTCTGGTGCAGTGACTCTGTATCCATTATCAGTCTTAATATATGTACCAATATCTTTGACTTTGTTGAGTTGTTTGATGATAACCGCCTTGGCAGCAGTGATATTCATATAAGATGCAACAGTCATATACACAGCACGTCCATTTTGATTCAAGAATTTCATACCATTCTCTTTAATAGTGGCATACTTTTTCTTGGTTGTCTCTTGCTTCTTCAGACTGATCTCTTTATCAAGTGCTGCTGCATAGAATGCAGAGAATCCTAGTGCAACTTGCTGTGCATTTGTGATAGGTTTACCAGTCCTAATAAATGAGTTGAAATATACCTTGAACATAGCAGCAAGCATAAACTTACC